AACGAAATCATTGCTCGTAACAGTATAGGTAACACAGAAGACGAAGACTTTTTCGTAGACATACCATTCTACTTTTACAACCACCCAGAACTTGCGATTCCTTTGTGTGCACTGAAAAAACAGGAAATTGAGATTGAAGTCAAACTCAGAAACAAAAATGACCTCGTGATTAAAATCAATGGTGATGCTGTCACGTTGAACGAGACAGATATTCAAAGTCGTATATTAGAATTCCAACTTTGCACGGAACTCGTGTATCTCGATTGTGCAGAGAGACTCATGATTGAAAATACACAGAGAGACTACCTCATCACGCAGTTACAACAAAATACATTTGATGTTGGATTGAACGTGAATGAAGGTCGTTTCAAACTTGATTTTGTAAACCCCGTCAAAGAACTGTATTTCGTGATTCAGAGACAGGGTAGTAATGTGAATGCTATAGACCCAACACTGGAAGGTAATTTCGTAACTCCGTTTGATTACGACAACACTTCAAACGTAGAGAGTGGGAAGTATATCTTGTATGAAAACCTGGACTATCTCACACTCAGTCTCGATGGACAAGATATTATCACTCAGGAAACTGGAAATGTCACATTCCTAAAGGCTGTGCAGGCTGCGATTCATCATTCCAAGACACAACTCATCAGACGATTCTATTCTTACAGTTTCGCTCTTCAACCAGAGGAGTGGTACCCAACTGGTCAGGTTAATTTCAGTTTGGTGAAAGAACAAATTTTAAACTTAAGTCTGACTCCATGTGTTGATTATCCAAGACAAATTCGAGTCTACGCCGTGAACTACAATATTTTCCGAGTTGGTGAGGGAACTGGGCGAACTCTTTTTAATCTTAAATATTAAAGATGATGAAAACTGGTTTCGGTGACATCGGAAACGCTATGGAGAATTCTTATGCGGAGAGTATGATTGGAATCATGCTCCCCGTCATGGAAAAAAGTATGATTTTAGCTGCCGAATATTCCAAGGCGTGTGGAAGAGATACAGTTCTCCCAGAAGACATGGAATATGCGATGAAGTATTGTGCGATGTATACAGTTGGGCAGACGATTGGTTCCATTCTTCCGGAGATATACAATGAAGAAGAGTCGGATGGAGAGGAGGATATTGAAGAGGTTGAACCAGAGGATTGTCCATCATTTGAAAGATACTCAGGCGATGACCCCACGTTCATCCAGGTGAACGATGCATACGACCGTTGGGATTCTTGGGTACCCCAAAGTCCGGCAGAAGAAATGTTAAAAAATGCCATTAATAGTAATGAGCACCTCTGAACCAGAGGCATGGACATTCTCTGATGATAAGTTTAAAAAATATGACTCAGAAACCAGCTCTAACGAAGATTCGTCAGACGATGAACAGCTATTCTCAAAAACAAAAACTTTGAAAAAAAAGAAATTCAAAAAAATTGTCGAGAAAGAAAAACTATCATTCGAATAATTTTTTTCCTAACCTATTGTATAACACTCACAATGTCTGCCACTGCCGCCGCCATGCAAACCGTCGACCTCGTCACCCAGGAGCTCCAGACCCAGACCCTCAACTCCATTGTTGGTGGTTTCTCCTTCGCCGCCGCCATGTCCTGGATGGACTTCGTGCGCTGGGCCGTCACTCAGATCGTGAAGGTCCCCAAGAACGGTGGTGCCCAGTACGCCATCACTGCTCTCCTCACCACCCTCCTCTCGGTCATTGTCTTCATGGTCATCTCCCGCATCAACGGCCGTGTTAAGAAGCCCGCTCAGCCCGTCTTCGCCATCACCCGCTAATTGGCTTTTTCTTCATCAACATGATTAATATGATGCCAATCAAGACTATGACACCAATGTAGATGTGTTCCTTTTTCCATCTATAAGGATTCTCCAATATTTCGGGAACGCTTATAGTTGTCTTCTCCTCCTCTTTTTTGTCAGGTTCAATCGGAACTTTTGGTAGATTTTTCAATTTATCAGTGGAACACATCATCTCAAATTTCAGAACATGCTCCTGATTCATGAAATCATAAGGAATCAATCGACCATGACTCATGTAGAAGAATTCCACTTTAAGGTCTTTGATATACTTTTGAGGTCCTTTATGGAAGTGGTGAGTTAGTATATCGTCAGCACCATTGAAATTTATAAAATCCGAACCATCGAGAAGTATATGTCCTGTGTAAAATGGTGTCGATGCGTACACACTCTGTGTAAATTCATCTGAACCAGCAGTGAGTCTGAGTATCAATGAGTTAGGACCAACAAGATTGATGGCACCTGAAATCAGAACATTACTATCTGAAACCTGGTCGGCGGAAGAAAACCCCAGAAGTTGATGAGGTGTCGTGACGAGTGCAGAATCATCATGGCGTCCATTTATTCCTGAAAAAAACTCAAACGTAAAAGTGTTCGATGTTCCAACATTGGAAAAAGTAAATCGTTTAGTATCAGTATCAAACGAAACTTCACTCACGTTAGAAGTTGGTGGAGCCAGTTCATTTTGCAAGTGTGTCGCAAGGTCGTCACCAGTTGGATAGTCTGCATTTTCAAGTACAATCGTTTGACCATCCACACTAAACGTGTTATTCGTATCACAGATGGTCAATTGAGGTGTAGGAATACGTGCAGACACCAATTTTAATTCTGAGACGTCATAAATAGGATTTTCGAGTGTAATCACATAACTATTCACCAAAGGATACACATTCACATCACGCAGACTACTATCGATAGTGAGGTTATGAACCTTCATTAAAATATAGGCACAATATTTTAATGATTGTTTTCGTCTATGAATAGATACTCGATTAGTGAGAGAGACTGTGAGCCAGAGGGTTGTTCTGGAGCTGTCTCTTCGCAATGTCAAGGGAACGGGTGTTAGGATTCTCATTACCCTTGTAGGCATTGAACTGGTGGAATGGCTTCTGCTGGTACTGTTGAGTCCACCCACCGTTGGCAGAGTTCATGCGACCATCCACACGAGTGGTATCACTGCGGACAGTCGTGAGACGGCCACCCTGCTTGAGGGCACTCTCACGAACATTCATGCGCCCGGCATTACCCATACGGTTGGGCTTACCACGGCGGTCCTCAGGCCTGAAACCATACCTCATGAGCTCATCATTAGTCTTGGCAGCCACCTGAGCGGCAGCACTGTTAGTGTAAGCACCATGGAAACTATGAATACCTGGGGCAGGTCGGTTCACATAGGCATACTGCTCGTCGTTGCGGTCACTCTTAAATCGAGTAGGGTCTTGAGTCATGGTCTGAGCAGAAACAAAACGCTTGGCACCGTTGAAACCGAGGCCGTCATTGCGGAGACCAGTCTCCGACCTGTTAGTGGTACGCTTCGTCTTCTCGTGCTCATTGCGTGGAACCACACCAGACATACCTTGAGCACGTCCGGGCATAGCGGGAAGGCGAGATGGGAGGAATGCGGTCGTCTCTGGTTTGTTATGAGTCAGCTCACCGACAACAGCGGAGCGACCACCAGTAATATCGACGGCAGGACCACTGCGACCTGGGAGAGTGGTGAGACGGTATTCACCAACATTCACGGGGTTGACCCTAAACATCTGCTGATAACCACCGACGGCTGGAACATTCGCACCAACACCAAGACCTGGACCGACGAGCTGCTTCTCGATGGGGGAGAGGTTGTTCATTCGACCCTGGTCATACATACGGTTGCGCATGTTCAGAATCTCCTGACCACCGCTTCTTTGTTGAACAGCGATATCGGCAAAACTGGCCATCTCCCTCTTTTGGGACACTTCGACAGCGGGTTCAAAATTATTAGATTCATTGACTTCGGGACTCCTCATAACAGGGACAGGGGGTACATCATTGTCTACCTTTGGTGGTTGTGACTTAGTACTGAGGTTGCGACCTGCATATACGAGACCCGCTATTGCCATAAGCGAAATGGGATCAGCCATTCTTACTTCTTACCTACATTTTTATTAACATATCTTTGCTGAAAGAGACCATTCTGGAGTTCGGCACGGGTGCTCGCCGGCTCGTAGCGCATGGTACGAAGGGGCACCTTACACTCCATGTTGGTGAGGGGGAAGAGATTGCGCTCATACGTCTGAACGATGTTCTTGTTAAAACGGGAAGTCGATTGAGGACGGAGCTGGTCACTCGTATCGATGTACTGGGCTGGGGAACCCTTACCGGCCATGTAAGGCGCCGTACCATACAGCATGGTGTTGGGTCTGCAACCACCGCAGTTAAGAGTACTGGGCTGAGGATACACGAAAACCTCATCGGTCGCCTTCACGGGAGGAATAGCACCCTTGTTTTGGACAATGGAAAGGCCAGGTTGAAGCTGATACGCCATTTATTATTACATAAGAATTTTAATCTAACTATAGGTTCCTCCGCCACCCCTCACACGCCCACCACCTCGGGGACCCCTGATGTCCCCATCCGAACCAAGACCTGCAAAAGCCTCGAGCTGCACACCACGGGCATCCGGGCTACAGAAACGAGTGTCACTCTTGCACATGGGTCCATTTTTGGGACCATACAGCCATTCCGCAAATGCAGTTTGGTCGCCTGGAATCTTAGTCACCGGGTTAGAGATGAATTGTCTCTCCATCGCATTTCTCAGATACTTGGGCATCGACGTACGAGAACGACCGGCGTCGTAGGGTATACGGTCACTGGTATAACTGTTCACATACGACTTGACGCTGGGATAATAACAAGCCTCTAAACGATTGGGAGCATCAGTGAAATCGGTGATGAGAACGTTACCCATAGGGTTATCCTCGGTGGGCATCTGACACCTCGCACCCTGAACACCCGAACCATAAGCCTCCTTGACCATTCGAGACTTGTAGAGAATGTAAATAACACCAATGACCGTTGCACCTAAGACGAAGATGCGAGGGTCACGGCGAGTCAGATACAGAACAGTGCACACATAAATGACAAAACGAGAAGCAGCATTCACCCTATCCTCTGGGGTTTGTTCACTGGTTGGCCAAAACTGGGCAACCTGGTCAGCCCTGATGAGTTGCTGAGGGTCGTCGAACCAAGCCTTCATTTAGTATAGGTTGAGGTTTATTTTTTTGGAAGACTACCAAGCATACTGCCCATCATCTTCATGAGAGCGTCTTGGTCAAACTCGCCGTCACCATCCTGCATCTTGTCGGCACAGTCCTTGGCGATTCCCTCAATCATCTTGAGGGTATCATCTGGAATAGACGTGATAGTAGTACCGAGCATGTACAGGGTCTGAAGATACTGCCAGGTCGCAGCCTTGGTGTTATCAGACATCCTCACCCAATAAGACTTAATATCAAGCTCCTTGAGAAAGTCAATCTTCTCGATTTCATTGAGAAGGAAAGTGTCGTCCTTGGCAGAAATCTTAGCCGCATAGGGAGTAACACCTTTCATGAACCCATCCACAACCAGACGGGGGTTGGTCGACTTCAGCATATCAAACGAAGTCATCATTTTCTTGATGCCTTTTTCCTCTGGAAAAGTCTTGTGCAGTTCCACAAGAAATTGACCCATCATGTCGTTGAATGCAGTAACGGACGCCATTTTCTTATTCTAATAGTGTAATCTTTAAGTTTAGAAAGGCTCGGTAGAAATAGCCTCCTTTTTACCGAGACCACCAGAGACGATAAAAAAGACCAGAATCGCATTGAGAGCGGCTGGTTTTGTGTATTTGTTGAGTTCGAGCTTACCCTCATTGTTGAGGTGGGCCTTGAGATGAATGTAAGCCGCAGTGATTCCTCCAGCTATCAAAGCAGCACTCATGGGGTCACGCAAGTAGTCGGAGAGTTCCATTTAATTATAGCCAACTTTTTTTGTACGCTGCTCTGGTGCATCACCGAATAGAACATCGTCATCATCTTCCGTTTGGGGCTGAGGCTGCGCCATCTCTGGCTCGGCCTCGGGCTCAGGTTCGGGATCGGGCTCAGGTGCCTGAACACCTGGAACCGTTTTGAACTCATTCTCGAGACCGGTGGGTTGAGGCTCGGGCACAGGCTCGGACTCCATCTCCGGTTCGGGTTCGGGCTCCATCTGGGGTTCAGGTTCGCACATATCCATTGGCTCACCCTCACCGTCGAGAACATCGGGGTCAACACCATCCTGAATCTCACCATCCAGGGAAATGTCACGAGTCTCCTGAGACATGTACGTCTGAAGAATCTGCTGCACAGGAATGAGTTCCTTTACAGTATTCTCAATGCAAAGGGAGAACCTCGCTGTCAAGTTCTCATCCCTGGCGTACTCACTCTGCTCCTCGTGGAAGATGTAAGGGTCCTTGTAGAGGTCCTTGGCGATGTTATTGTAGCACGTCTGAATGAAAACTTCCTCAGTGGGTAGCTTGAGCGAAATCTTTTTGTTGTCAGCCTTCAGACGAACAGCCGAAAGAATCTTGGTGCAAGCGACAAACACAGCGGCGAGTAGGTCACTAAACCATGCACATCGACTGGTTATGTTATCGGTGTGACGCTTGGACATAGCATTCGACCAATTAGGAACTTCCTTGAGAAGCTTCTGGAACATGATGAGAACCTGCTTTCCCTTGGAGGTCTTCACAGCCTCGCCATACATTTCATGGAAAACTTCAATCATAGGTGGACACATAATGAGGCAGAGTTGTCCGAGATATTCACGCTTAGCTTCACAAAGTACATTCAGGTTTTCGGACATGTTTATATTAATTTTATATATTTAAAACTTTAACTCTCACGCATCCCCTGAAATTCAACAACCTGTTTACATAGATTAACAAATTCTTCTACAGTCATATTGTTTTTCATTGTGTTTATTCTGCTACATACAAACTGTAAATTATCTACTGTATAACCTTTGTTACTATCAATTCTATCGGGTGAAATATTATGAGGATATTTTATAGCTGAATAATTGTCAGGTGTATCATCTGAACTATATTCCCAAGTCATCGCAATTCCTGTAATAGCACATAGACCATTTTGTTTTTTATATTGAAGAATCCAGTCTTCTGTTGAAATGTTAAATTCTATTTTGTTATTTTTCTTACAGCGTTTTCTTGCGTCAGCTCTTTTAGAAATGAGAAAACTTCGTACATCTTTCATGTATTCCAGACGTTTAACTTTTGAGCATGAACGACACCTCGTAGACAAACCCGTTGGGTCTTTACAATGTTTTGGAAATTCGGATGAAGACTTTGAAATACCACATAAATGACAGAGTTTTTCAGAAACGGTGACTGGATATTTTAGTTTTTTTCTATAATTTTTCGCATACTCATTCATACATGATTTACACCAAGAACACCTCTTATCTGGGTTGAGCTTGTTCTGTAATTTAAACATATCAATGGGTTGCGCAACTTTACATTTTGTACACTCTCTTTGTGGTGACATGATGTTAATATGAATATAAACATCATTATATTACGCACCTCCCCTGTACTTATTCGCAATCTTCTTGAGATTCATGCGATTTGCGCAGTCCG